TGATGAGAGTGCCATCCTCTTGGCGAATAATTTCCAGGCCAGACGACCAAACAAGGTTTTTGTCTGCCCAGAAAGGAGAAATATCGCGGAAAGGAGGCAAGCCATTGACTTCAAACATACATAGATCGGTTTCATCGGAAAATGAAACATCATCCCGAGTGATCGTAAACGTAATGTTTGAGTTGACAGAGAAATGGTTGTTTGAGCGCACCACAGTCACTTCAAAGTGATACCCATCATCCTTGAATGCATGGGCATTTGTGATGCACTGGTGGCCGCGCCAGAATACGCCCCGCATGGTTCTGCGCATTGGTTCACCCACCACCTTAATTTGCAACAAAACACAATTGTTTCCAAAAATGCCTCGGAGCTCATTATGGGTTTTCTTTGCCAGACTACCACTCGCCTTTGGTATGTCAAAGCTGCTTAAAGGTACCTGCGGATTATACCACACGTTTCGAGATTCTTCCTTCAACAGTTGATCCTCGGTGGTTCCATGTAGGTTACCTTGTTCATCAAATTCAATCTTGACCTCTGCAGTCTCGATTGTTGGTTTTTCACTCTTAACTACCTTCTCTTCTTTCTCAGATTTGAAATGATAGTAGAGCTTATATGCGACGAGCGCAGCACCAAATACGGTACAACCTATAGCAATACGTTTTGCAACTTTATCTTGCTTAAGATTAGCGTACATACCGTACAATTTTAACTGGAATTTGGTTACACCTGTCCAGTTGGCGAAAAGACCAAGAATATGACGGGTAGCCCGGAAATAGGATGCCCATCGGATGAGGGTCCACATAACATTCCACTGAATACACCATTCAACGTATGCTTGGAACCATCGTGTGTAAAATGGTGGTGAATCATCTACATCATCCTCGTCTTCAACTTTTACCTCTTCATCAGCATAAAAATATGGCACGTCATCAGGTTCATCATCGTTTTGCACTCTGAGCTGTGGCGGCAACATTTCACACTTGTGAGGATTTGGTTTGAAACACACTTTGCAAACGGTGATACCCTTCATACCATCATTCGCTCGCAATGCACGTGCTTGATTGGCACGATGTTGCATAGCATGTTTCCCGAAATAAGCAAGAAACTTGTTGATATCTGTAAAGGTAGCAACTGTTTCCGTGCGAGCAAATTCTCGCCCTGCACTTGCAACAGGTATAAGTTTCTTAACGGTCAAAACCCACAAATCTGGGTACGTGCCATTTTTCACCTCAATTTTCCGAGGATCAATGGCTGAACCGTTAGTCTGCTGTAATTCCGGTTTGGCCTGCACATTCACAACAAATGGTAAACGGCGGCGCACAGCATATGGACAATAAAAATATTCCGAAGCGTTCAAATCTGCGCAATTTGTGGTCGCAACGACCAAGCGCGCTAGAACGGGTGTTTTACCTTTATCTTCCAAAGCTGCTTGAGCTGGCACATATGGCACATTGTTGACAATGTTCAAGAGGTCTCTTAATGTTGGATCGACCTCTGCCGTTTTGGATGGTAGCAAAAAAGCTACATCATCCAAGTGTATGCACCATTTACTGGAGTCAAAGTTGTTCCAGAATTCTTCTGTGGGACTTCGCACGTATCGATAATGGGAATCTGTATCCAACCCCATGAGGGCTCCATAATAATGGAAGATAACTTGGGATAAAGCAGATTTGGCTATTCCCGATTCACCTTCAATCAAAACCCCGTCAGGGGCCGAGCGCTCTTGTTGAGCAGCTCTACGTGTGACTTCAGTGTTTTTGAGAAGTACTAAAGCAGCCAACTTCTGCTTCAATACTTGTGGGCTCACCCCGCTCGTGGATTTGGTGTACTTGCAATAAGCCTCACCTTTCTCGATCGCAACATTCAGATCTGCTACGAAAGAAAAATATGTGGTACCATGTGCTTCCAAATTTCCTACAAAAGGAGACAAATTTGTAAGTCTGGTGGCCTCATCAATCCACGTGTTGTATTCACTCTCGGAATGCAAAAAAGCATCCCATTTTCCCGTATTGCGCCACGCTTGCACGCGCTCACAAATGAAAAGAGCTGTTTCCAACACAGCAAAGAAGAAACTCTTTTTAGAAGAATAAGCATTGAGCATAGCCCGTTGCTCCATCTTCGAATAGTCTTCATCATTCAAAGTTAATCCAATTTTAG